CGTAAGTATTGGAAGAAAAGATCATACTTGTTCCAAGGTTTTGTGCGTGAGAATCCTATCACAGACGATAAGACACCAGAAAATCCAATTCGTAGATTTATCATTAGTCCACAGATTTTTAACTTGATCAAATCAGCATTACTTGATCCAGAGTTAGAAAACTTACCAACAGACTACCAAGGTGGTTTAGACTTTACTGTTACTAAAACATCAAAAGGTGGTTATGCTGACTACAGTACTAGTAAATGGTCACGCAAAGAATCTGCACTTACAGCAGAAGAAGCTGGTGCTATTGAAACTCATGGCTTGTACAACTTGAAAGATTTCTTACCTAAGAAACCAAGCGAAGTTGAACTTAAAGTTATGAAAGAAATGTTTGAAGCTTCAGTAGATGGTCAAGCATATGACGCAGAACGTTGGGGTAATTATTACAAACCAAGAGGTGTAACAATCGTCTCAGCTGAATCAGCTACACCTGTAGCACAAACAGCAACACCAGCAGTGGCAGATGAAGAGTTTGAAACTGCTCCGGCTGTGGTCGCTCCAGTAGTCGCAGAGGCTGCACCAGCGGCTCCTACAGCACCAGTTGCAACACCTCCAGCAGGTGGAACAGCCAGAGCTGAAGACATCCTGGCGATGATTCGTAATCGTAAAGCTTCAACGTAAAAGTAAACTTAGATGTTGAGTAGATTAGATGATATAATCTATCCAGACCGTTGTGAGGTAATAGAAATACTACCCTCACAACGGTACATCTATCCCATTTTTAAAAATGGTAGCAGTAGCCTAAATGACTATGCTCAAACCCAGAAGCTAAAGATATTATTCAATGAGCAGATAAAAAAGTTATCTGATATTAATATAATTTTAAGAAATCCTCAAGAACGGTTTATCTCTGGAGTTAATACCTACGTTTACAATACCAAAAGAGATAATCCACATTTAGATTTAAATACTATAATCTATTTTACAGAAACCTATTTGTTTTTAAATAGACATTATGCGCCACAATTTAGTTGGCTGGTTAATCTAAATAGATATGCAGGAAAAAATACAAAACTACATTTACATGGAATGGAAAGTTTAAAAGAATTTACACCATTGGCTGTTAAACCAAACGAAACTATGGTATTGTTACCAGAAGTTATAGACAGATTAAACACAAATATACATAATAAAATATATCAACGAATAGACAATTTATTATTAAGTTTAGTTAATCAAATTTTGACCTTTGATGATATATTAAAATATCTTAAAGACCAAGATCCTCAGGCATGCAACCATGTATTGTCCTAGATTAGATCATTATGTTCGTTTTAATTCTGGTGGTACAGTTAGTCGATGTGGCCATATGGCCAATGCTCCAGAATTTAATACATTAGAAGAAATAGAATCAAGCCAATGGCTGTCAACTGTTAAAAAAGAATTTGAACAAGATCAATGGCCTATAGAGTGTGTTAGGTGCCAGCAAACAGAATCTATTAATAACTCAAGTATTAGATTAAACTCTATAAATTTTCATAAATTCCAACCCGAGAGCGATTATCTAATTGTTGGTGGAGTGCTAGATAATATATGTAACAGCGCCTGTCAAACCTGTAATGAACAATTAAGCACAAAAATAGGCGGACTAAGAACTAAGGATTATCCTATTGTTGATAATAGCAGTAAGTTTTGGTCATTACCTTTAGAACGGGTGATACACTTAGATATCAATGGTGGAGAACCTAGCGCCAGTAAAAATTATAAAAAGGTTCTTGCTAACTTACCTAAGAATATTCGCTCTATTAGAGTTAACACTAATTGTAGTTTAATTATAGAAGAACTGGTAGAGGTTATCGCACGTGGAGTAAAGGTAACAGTTACAGTTAGTCTTGATGGAATAGGAGTAGTGCATGATTATGTGCGTTGGCCTATTAAATGGGATAAGTTTTATCAAAATTTACTGACTTATAAAAATATGGGGTTGCATGAGCTAAATACCTGGACTACGGTTAGCGCATTAAATATTGGAGATTTTAATAATATTTTAAAGTTTGTTAAAGAGCATGGATTAGAACATTCATGGGCATTATTAAATACTCCAGATCCACTAAATGTTAAGTATGCTAATACAATGACAATACCCTATGTAGATATTATTCCAAGAAAAGTAGCTGTTGATAAAAATAATCAACAGGAGTTAGATCAATATATACAAGAACAGAATCAATTGAGAGGCATATGAAAATAGCCATCACAGGACACAGCGCAGGTATCGGACAATCACTAGCCCACATATATGAAATACAAGGGCACGAAGTCGTTGGATTAAGTCGACGCAACGGATATAATATTCGTAGTTTGCCTAAAGTAGCAGGCATGATTGAGCCTTGTGACCTGTTTATTAATAATGCTCAAGTGGGCTATGCACAAACAGAACTACTATTTGAAGTATGGCGTCGATGGCAAGGACAAAAAAAATATATTGTAAATATCAGTACGCAAATGACTGATATGATGTTACCTCCAAAAGAAGAATGGGACGAATATATCATACAGAAAAAGGCATTAGAATTAGCGAATCAACTATTAGAAAATAGAAACCCATGGCCGCGATTATTGTTGGTCAGACCAGGCGGTATTGCAACACAACCAGGGCAAACCCCACCGGAGTATATGGATGTGGATGAGTATGCTCAAGGAGTATCCGATTGGATAGCAAAGAATATCTAACCAATAAAAAGTTTTGTCCTGTACCGTGGACTGGGTTTATGTATAACTCAAATGGTGAGGTTCTTAATTGTATCCGTAGTCAACGTCCTATAGGAAACCTTAAAGACAATTCAATACACGACATATTAAAAGGCAACACAGAAACTAAAAAGAATATGCTTGAACATACTGATGGGCGAGGATGTCATGTTTGTTATGACCTTGAAGGTGATAAAAAAGGATATGACATGATCAGTGATCGCATATTCTATCTTAAAGAATTAAAATTAGTTGATAAGACATTATATGACGGCGTCGATAACTTTGATCTACATACGATAGATATACGATGGAGTAATGTATGTAACCATGCTTGCGTGTATTGCTCATCAGATTATTCAAGTAAATGGGCAACTGAACTTAACATTATAATCGAAGATCCACCAATAGAAAGAGTTGCAGAACTTAAACAATTAGTGTTTGATAATGCCCATCAACTTAAACACGTGTATATGGCTGGCGGCGAACCTTTGCTGATGAAAGAGAATTTAGAACTATTAGAAATACTACAAGAAAAAAATCCACAGGTCAATCTTAGGATAAACACTAATTTAAGCAAAACCAATACACGAGTATTTGAAAAGATATGTGAATTTCCTAATGTGCATTGGACAATAAGTGTTGATGAAATGGGCGCAGAATTTGAATACGTGAGATATGGTGGGGTATGGGAAGATTTTTTAGATAATTTAAATCAAATTAGGCAACTTGATCATAAGATAACATTTAATATGTTACATCATTTGTTAAACTATAGATCATTATTTGATACGGTTAAATTTTTCAAAGGATTGGGTTTCCACAATAATAGTTTTGTTATAGGCGCATTGTTGGGTCCAGATCACCTAAACATTAGACATTTACCAAATACTATGCTACAATCAGTAGAGCGAGAATTAGAAGACTGGATTAATCAAAAGCCAGGATTTTTACTTGAAAACGGTTTAAGAAATGTGTTACAATATATAAAAACACCCGTAGAAAAGAATATCGAACACTGTTTAGCAGAGATAGCAAAGATGGATCAACGTCGTAATATTAACAGCAGGGCAGTATTTACAGAATTATATAATTTAATAGAGAGGCAATAAACATGGCAAAACCATTTGATATATCAAAATTTAGAAAAAGCATTACCAAAAGCATTGAAGGTCTTGGTATTGGATTTAATGATCCTACGGATTGGATTTCAACAGGTAACTACACATTAAACTACTTACTATCTGGTAACTTTGAAAGAGGTATTCCAATGGGTAAAGTAACTGTATTTGCAGGCGAATCAGGTGCAGGTAAATCATTTATCTGTAGTGGTAATATTGTTCGACACGCACAAGAACAAGGCATTTACGTTATCTTGATCGATACAGAAAACGCACTCGACGAAGCATGGTTGCATGCACTTGGTGTAGATACTACAGAGGACAAATTACTAAAACTGAATATGGCCATGATTGATGATGTGGCTAAAGTTATCAGTGACTTTGTTAAAGAATATCGCACATTACCAGAAGAAGATCGTCCTAAAGTATTGTTTGTTTTAGACAGTTTGGGTATGATGTTAACTCCAACAGACGTTAATCAGTTTGAAGCAGGTGAGATGAAAGGTGATATGGGTCGTAAACCTAAAGCACTTACAGCACTTGTTCGTAACTGCGTGAACATGTTTGGTACATTGAACTTAGGCTTGGTTTGTACAAATCATACATACGCAAGTCAGGACATGTTCGACCCAGATGACAAGATTTCAGGTGGTCAGGGCTTTATCTACGCTTCAAGTATTGTTGTTGCCATGCGTAAACTTAAACTCAAAACAGACGCTGATGGTAATAAGACTACAACTGTCAATGGTATCCGTGCTGCTTGTAAGATCATGAAGACCAGATATGCTAAACCGTTTGAGTCAGTACAAGTTGAGATTCCATATGAAACTGGTATGAGTCCATACAGCGGCTTAACAGATATGTTGGAAGCTAAGAGCTTGTTGGCAAAAGAAGGTAACAGTTTAGTTTACACCTTTGCTAATAAAACAACTATTAAACAATTCCGAAAAGCGTGGGAACGCAATGAAGATGGATGTTTAGATAAAGTGATGAAAGAATTATCATCTAATGTTAATTTGCTAAGTACTGAGTCAAAAGTAGTTGAAGAAACAGAAGAAGTTAAAGAAGTTAAAGTTTCTACTAAGGAGACAGCAGAATGAGTGTTGAATTAGATATTGCCAGTGAAGTTTGGCTTACTTGTAAAGAGTATATCAATCCTAAGGATCGCCAAGCGGCTGCAGATCACGTGATCAGTGTCGCAGCTGATCACAATATCACTGAAAGTGAGCTTAAAACCTTTGGGGGAACTGATGCTTATCTGGGTCGTGCTGTTAAAGAGTATCTCGGTGATGAAGAAGATGAAGCAATCGCCGATGAAGAAAATGACGGTGATGATTATTAATGTGGTATAGTCGTGTAGTTGCAAGTTTAGGCAGTATTCCGGACTTTATAGATCACTATGAAAAAGAACTGGATGAAGCCAAAACAGAAGTTGGGGTCTATGGCAACATAGAAAAGAATCTTGCTGGCCTGCCCGGGATAACTGAGCGTCGCTTTAATCAGCTACAAGAGATTGAGGCAGTTCTTAATTTCCTAAATATTAAATTACGCAAGATTCGCAGGACACACTTCCAAAAGTATTTAGAAAACTACCAAAGAGTTCTTAGTAGTCGCGACGTAGAAAAATACGTAGACGGTGAAGACGAAGTCATTGACTTTGAAACTATTATTAACGAAGTAGCACTATTACGTAACAAGTGGTTAGGCATTATGAAAGGCTTAGAAAGCAAGAACTTTATGCTTGGACATGTAACACGATTACGTACAGCAGGCATGGAGGATGCATCAATTGGCTAACCGACACGCAACACATATATTAGAAACAATTCGTCAATATGATACGTTCCTTGAAAGTATACGCACGGTTGCTGATATGGGCTGCGGAGTCGGCGAAGATACTGAATGGTGGGCTACTTTAGAAAATTACAATGATCCTCCGGAACCATATAATTTTAACTGTTTTGCTGTGGATCGAGACCCAGCCAAATTATCTCAAGTTCCTGCACTTAAAAACGTCAACAAAATATGCGGATCATATGATAAGGAAAATCTATTCCCTGTTAATATAGACCTAATGTGGGCGCACGATAGTCTAAACTACAGCATAGATCCTTTAAAAACTCTACGTATGTGGAACAGTTATATGACTACCAATGGTATGTTGTTGATTTCAATCCCGCAATATAACGGAGTTGAATATAATAGATATTACAGTAGAACACACAGCGGATGTTATTTTAATTATACGCCTACAAGTTTGATCTACATGCTGGCCGTCAATGGATTTGATTGCCGCGATGCATATCTACTAAAGAAATTTGGTGATCCATGGATCCAGATGGCGGTATATAAATCAGATGTTCCAGTAATGGATCCAGATGTTACTAATTGGTACGAACTAGTAGATAAAAATTTACTACACCCAAGCATAGTGACAAGTATCAATACGCACGGCTATTTGAAACAAGAAGAGATCGTCATGCCGTGGTTGGACAAAGAAAACTATTTCATTGACTATGTTAGTCAATGGCATCCCGCCCCAGGAACTGAAAATCTTACTCCTACGATTGATGGGGTGTTCAACGAAACAACGCAGTCCACAGAAACTACCATCAGACAAAGAGACGCAGTGACTAAAGAAACACAGTTACTTAAACCTTTAAAAATTAAATCTACGCCCCCTCCAAGAAAAAGCTATAAATCAAAATGATCAATCGAGTAGTATTATGCACAGG